AATTTTAATCACAGGTCTCCCTCTTTACGGTTCTCGGAATAATATACATCAAAAGCACCCTCTGGGTATCGAGCGCTTAACTTTTCAACATTCATCTCGATAATTTCATCAAGAGAAACATTGAGTCCCATACAAGCTTGGGCAATATACCACATAATATCACCCAGTTCACGTTTCAGGTGAAACAAATTCTCTTCATTAACTGGTTTACCTTGGAAGACAATCTTCTTGACTACTTCGGTAAATTCACCTGCCTCTGCACACATACCTACAGATGCAGTAAGCAGTCGCTCGGAAGGAAATCCCTGACCTTCAAGTTCTTGAATACGATAAACGAACGCTTCGTTCTCTTTTGATGGTTGGGAGGTAACAGCATTTACAAACTCAAGGTACTTATCAGGGTCAATTTTTTTAGTCATAATTCTAGTGGGTCTTGTTGATTTTCTGGGAAAATATTTTGTTGGGGAAGTTGTAGATCAGTTACTCTTTTACTTGAGATATCTACAACTGTCGGGGGTGGATCAAGATATACAATAGTCCAAGTATAACCAGGATTATTCATGATATGATAGTCAGCATCATTCTGTTTACCACAGTGACGATACCTATTACCCATTTCATCTCTCACCTCATAGATGAATGGTCGTTTCAGCAGGACAAGTTCGTCCTGTAAACTAATCTCAGAACTTGAATCCATCGAATGATTTCTTGGGTTTGTCTTCATAAGTATACTCCTCTTCCTTCTTGTTGTCAAGGAGATCTTCCTGAGCAGACTGTTCACAGTCATACAATCTCATCTTAGCACGGTCGATACCGATCACAAACCTCTTGTATGTAGTAGGATCATTGTACCTATTCTTCAATTGTTTCACAAGTATCTGTCCCAAGGATTCAAGCTCTTCAGTCGAAATAAGGGCAAACATAAGATCAGCAGTAGCAGGGAGACCAAAGGACTCACTAGTGTCAGTAAGGTCAACATCAGAGCTACCAAAGCCACTACGAGTGGTCTGGGTGGCAGATACGATAGGGACTTGAAACTCGACAGCCAATCCTCTAAGTTCTTCAGCAATAGCTTTAATATAGCTATATGAATTGACAGTGCTGTTTCCCCTATACCTGCTGGAAGCACAAATATTAAGGTAATCAATGAAAATAATATCAGGTCGAAATGACTTCTTAAGTGCGAGTTCATTAAGAAGTGACTTAAAGTGGCCACTGTGTGCAGATGCTGTAGGATACTCTTTGATAATCAGGTTTCCCTGAGTTTTCTTAGTAATATTATTTACCTTAGTTTCAAACACCTGCATGGGTAGTTCGGAGATGTCTTGGATATTTACATTGAGAAGATTAGCGTCAATACGTTCTGCGATCTTTTCCTCTGCCATCTCCATGGTGATGTAGAGAACATTCTTACCTTGCATCAATACTGATGCCGCAACATGACACATGAACAGAGACTTACCAACACCAGTACCAGCCAGTGCAATATTCAAAGTCTTGTTCGGTAAACCACCCTTGGTAATCTTATTGAAGTATTCAAGATCAAACTCAATCTTCTCTTCTTTGGTAGTGTAAACCCTATATCTTTCCTCATAGTCTTGTAGGTAGTCATGGCCTACATGGTTATCAAAACCAACCGCAAGAGCGTCAGAGAGGATGGAAGGAATGGCATCAGGAGCTTTCTCCTTTACATTACCATCAGCAATAGAGATAGACTCTAGAAGAGCAATGTAGATAGCTCTTTCTCTACACCACTTCTCAGTGGTATCCACTAACCACTCCAATTCTGTTGGTTGAGGATCAAGATTATTGATGAGTTGACAGAGTTCTTTGAACACTGACTCATTGACATCCTTCCTTTTCTCTATCTCAATAGATAAGATTTCCTTTGTTGGAACTTCATTATACTGAGATACGAAATCAGAGATCTCTTCATATACAATCTTCTGGTTATAGTCCTGAAAGTATTCACTTTTTAGGAAAGGAATAACCTTTCGAAGGTATTCTTCATTGTGTAAAAGGTTCTTAAGAACAAGAAACTCGATTTTATCCATAGTGAATATAGGTGCTCATAATGTACTTGGTTTTATCTTTTGGTGGTAGTCCAGAATGTGGATACTCCCATGTAGGTGGGAACACAACAACTCTACCTTCCTTAGGGATCACCTCAACCCTATCAGTGAATGTTGTTGATCCGTCATTGTCGTTAAGATAGAAGAGGAAGGCAACAACTCTTCTAGCTGATGCGTGGTCCATAACATCAACGTGTTCATCAAACCTCTCATCTCCACCAGTATTATACCTCTTGATACGAAATTCTTCCAAACACTTTAGGGTTGGAAGATATTTACTTTTGGTATCATCAACATACTTCTGATACACATTTCTGACATAAGGTATCAGTGGTCTCACTATTTCTGGATGGTGATGATTTATATTGAGTTGTGTAAAACAAGGTTTATGATCTTGATTCACAAACTCATGTCCTTCACTCTCATCAAATAGATTGATTAGGTAATGACAAACTTCTTTGGGAAGTAAGTTGTCATACACCTGAACCATAACTAAACTCATCCTTTGCAATTTGATCCAGTTTCTCCATCACCTCTGGAGTGAAGTATGTCTCAGGGTCCTTGAGAATTGCCTTGGCATATACTTTCTTACCATCAATCTCATAACGGCCGGCAACATTCTTCCACAGTCCACCAAGCTCACCTAACTCAAGTAAACCGTAATACCGATCAAGACCACGATGATCGTAAAATAAACGAACATTGACATCTTTATTCTCCTTACTTAAACGCGACTTAGCAGTCTTTGCTTTGATAATGTTTCCAACGATTTCTGTTCCATCTTTCTCTTTCTTCTTCGAGAGATATATGATGGAAGAGGCAGCATACTTAAGACCACTACCACCACCCATCTCTTTAGTAGGAACGTAAGAACCGATGACATCGTAGGTGTGATTAGTAACAATCATTGGGACATTTGCTTGACCAAGTTTCAAAGTCAACATTCTAAAAGCACCTTTGACTAATTGAGATTTAGTCATATCACGAACTTGTTTGTCGTTCAGTGCGTCAGTGATCTCCTTCTCTGTAGAAAGCATACCTAAAGAGTCTAGCACAAACATGCAAGGTTTGCGTTCATCTACAGGTTTTTTTAAGTATATATCCACCGCCTTCAGTGCCTTTGTTCTAAACTCTTCAATTGTTACAACATTAACAACAACCAGACGCTCAAGATCTATTCCACGACTTGCGATAAGATTCTTGTTAACAGCGGCTTCAGTGTCAAAATATAGACAATACCCATCAGGATTAGCGTCCAAGAAATT